TCCGTGGTCGGCATGCTCTGCCTAAACCCGAAAAATCATCGTGACTAAACCCGCAACAACTAATTGAACACAAACAACCTTGGCCTTCTCCGGCGTCTTCATATACGCGGCCAAGCTCTTCGTTACAGAACTGGGAACTGGAATCTTCACCTTGCTGCCATCGGGCAACGTCTCCCGTGGCTCGGTCAGCCAGAGGTCTTCAATCCAAGCTTTCGACATTGCTTTTCCTCACACGTGCAACGAGTTCTTCAAAGGAGACATCCCAGTATTTAGGCTGAGAAACCGAGATGGCATCTACGTCAAACGACTGAACACAACGCCCTGCCTCAGCTACAGCATCGAGTATTCGGTCAGCCATTTCATCTGGAATGCAATACGCATATCTGCCTAACCAATTCAAATTCTTTGCAATATCATTAACCGTGTTCACAAGCACCTTGAATACTTTTAGAGATAGTTCAACCTGCTCCTGTTTTGTTGCTGAATATTCTCCACGTTTCGGTTGTGGTGTTTTAGAATACCCACCCATTCTAAAACGTCCTTTATCTGTATAAATCCAGAACTGGCTATTATTCCATTCCCTCAATGCCATCCGATATTTATGTTCAGCTACTGCTGAAATATCGACTAAACCATGAACCGGATAGGCCTTTAGCATCCACTGGAGCTTGTTAGTATCAGCCAATAGCCTTCCCGCTTTTTTAAAATCTGTATCTTCTGCCTGCAATTCGAAATCATCTAGACGTTGTTCATCATAGATCTGCAAATTAGTTTTCCCATCCGGGAACAAAGGATTGTTCTCAAAAGGCTTTTGAACATCCACAAACAAGTTCACGAGAGGCACCCCCAAGGCAATCGCTATATCTAACGCATCAGACAGTTTTAGTCGCGTACGGCCAGTCTCAATGTTTTCAAGCACATCGGCTGTGACAAGACTATTCGGCACAAGTTCCTTGACTCTCTTCGCCAAGTCCTCGCGAGACCCCCTAATTTTGCCATCTCTGTCAATAGGCGCCCATCGATGCCGCGCCCGTCGAACACAGGCACCTATATACTTCTCTCGATCGTTTGTCAAGCTCATATATGCATGATACCGCAAAACTACGGATTATGTTCATTCCCCTACCGATACCTACGTTGATTCCGGCAGGCTAAAACCATGAACACAAACGCGACACACTCCGAGATGCCAACGCTCCTCACCCCGGCAGATGCGGCGACCATACTGCATGTGCCGGTGAAGACGCTGGCTCGCTGGAGGTTCGAGAACTCCCACCTGCCGTATGTGACGCTCGGCAGGAAAGTCCTGTATCGAGAGAGCGACTTGGTGGACTTCGCCGCGCGCAATGTTCATGAAGTGATCCAGTAACGGCCAACCTTAAGGAGGTACTCACAATGGCCGACGAAATGAAGGAACTCCGCGGCGCGGTGTTTGACCTGATTCCCGATGGGGTTTCGGTCGTCGCGCTCGACGAGATTGAAGTGGACGACATGGCCCCAAAAACGAGGAACGTCAAGGACGAGGACAGCAACAAGCAGCACCGCGTTGACGACGAGCGCTTCGGTGGTCTCGTCTACAAACTCCCCGGCGTGGCTGTCCGAGATTGCCGCCGCAAGCGCATCCGCGACAAGGTGAGTGTCTTCGTCCGGCAGCGTCCCTCCGCCGCGATCCCGGAAATGACCCAGCTCCGACTCACTGGCCGCGTGCTGCTCTCCCCCTACGCCGTGGACGACCTGGGATTCACCATCGTCGCCGACGGCGTGGAGTCTGCGTCCGCTGGCACCAACACAGGAAGGCACTCCAATGAATGAGGCCGGCATCAGCATCCCTTGGTGGGGTTGGCTCGCTCTCATTGCTGCACTGGTGGCGTGTGCCATCGTCGCCAAGATCGCAAGGGACATCCGCGCGACGAAAAACATCATCGCCGCACGCACCAAGAACACCCAGCAGGTCGAGGATGAAGATCGGAAGCTTGTTCGCTACGGCAAGCGACTTGGCGGTCACTACATCGCATGGCCGCGCGAATGGTGCAACCAAGAGGAAGCAGCTGGACGCGGCGCGATGACTGTCAACGAACTGTGGCCAGACGAGACAGCTGAGCCAATCGCGCACCGACGTTTCACGTGGGTGCAACGCACTAGGAGGATGTAGCCGTGGGACTACAGTTTGCGGGGCGGTGGTTCGGACGCTGCCCCGCCTCCACCTTGGAGAGCATCTGCCTCGCTGTCGATACCAACGGCTGTCCCGTTTATATCGATTGGTGCGAGCGGCATTTGCTCACCATCGGCGAAAGCGATTCCGGGAAAGGGTCCGTCCTTGCAAATCTTCTTGTCCAAGTTGAACCGTTTGCGCAAGCTGGACTGGTTCGCCTGTACGGCATTGACCTGAAGGCGATGGAACTAAGCATGAGCCGCGCAATGTTCCAGACGGTCGCGATCGATGTGGAATCCGCAGCGGAACTTGTATCGTCATTCCGTAATGCCATGAACCAACGTGCACGGGACATGGCCGGAAGTGCCCGGATGCACACACCGACGCCGGATAACCCTAGAAACATCCTCGTGATCGATGAGCTCGCGGAGCTGTTCAGACAGGACGCAAAGGTTTCCAAGCAGTTCCAGCACGATCTCACAGCTGTCCTTGGCATGGGTCGCGCGACGGGAAATTTGGTCTGGGGCTTCAGCCAAAACCCCCGCAAGGAGGCGATTCCGATTCGCGATGACTTCAACGGTCAGACGATCGCTATGCGCATGGGCGAGTCGGAGGCAAAGATGATGCTCCCCTCAGCCGCACTCCGAGTTGGCGCCGCCCCTTGGGCCATCTCCGCCGCTTCGCCGGGAACAGGCTGGTTGTGGAACTCCGCCGCAAAGAAATCCCAACTGTTTCGCGTGGATTGGATTGACGACGAGACCCTGCAGGGGCTTTCCGCGACCGCCGAAGCGTAGCTTCAGCGAAGCGTTCGGCGGTCGTGCCGCCGCTTGCGGCGGCTTGGCGGGGGCAGTGTTACTCCCGCCAACTTTTGAGCAGAACAGGAAGGAGTGAAATGCCATCGACTGCGCGCGACTGGATGTTGACGATCTCTGCCGAAAAACACACGCGGCAGGACGTAGAGGAACTGCTGGATATTCTGGGGGCATACATCTTCCAGCAGGAGGAGGGAGGCAAGAGCGACTACCCTCATTTTCAGGCATTCCTGCAACTTCAGACTCCCGTCCATATGGGGACGCTGAAGAACAAGTTCAAGAAGGCCGGCTTCAACGACGCGCACATCGAAATGCGCAAGGGCACGGTACAGGATTGCGTCGATTACTGTTCCAAGGAGGAGACACGTGTAGACGGTCCCTGGCGGGGAGGAGAAATCAACCTGAAGGATCAGCAGGGCAGTCGTTCCGATCTCGCTGAGCTACGTCGGCAGATCATGGACGGCGCCAGCGTCTCGGAGGTGTTGTTGAATGACGACGCGTGCCAAGCTGCTCGCTACACTCGGTACCTTTCCGAACTTGCGACAGCGCGCGACCGGGTGAAATATGGTCGTCAGCTTCGCGACATCACTGTGCATTATCTGTGGGGTGATCCGGGTGTCGGGAAAACGAAATACATATATGACAACAATCCCATCGAGAACATCTACCGCGTGACCGATTATCGGCATCCGTGGGATGAGTACGAGGGGCAATCGATCTTGGTACTAGATGAGTTCGATAGCCAGTTCAGCTGGGACCAGCTCTTGGTTTTCTTGGATCGTTACCCTGTCATGCTTCCAGCACGGTACAACAACCATGTGGCATGTTTCACGACGGTCTGGATCATCAGCAATGAACCGCTAAGCAAACAGTACCCCGAGCGTACGGGAGAAAAACGCAACGCGTTGCTGCGAAGGATCAGTACAAATCAGCGCATGTTGAAGGGTGGGGAACTTCAGGCGGGCGAGCTCGGCACCGAGCATCCGGAGATGGGGCTGCTCATAAAGGAAGAGATCACCGTCAATACTGAAGATGACTTATTCAAAGCCTCCGAGCAACTCAGCAAGGAATGAGCACCTATACCTCCCTGTACGGGGTGCCATCCCACGTTGCCCCCGAGATACCGACCGCCACAACCGGGCATGTACCGGCTTCGCCTCGGTTGATTCGATCGATCGCCTTGGTAAGGCTTGTGACGGTCGTGGTTGTCAAGTCGAGCGGCAATGCCAGTCGTCTGTCTTCCTCGGTGCGTGCCTTCCGCGCTTTGCGCGTCGCCTTGTACACTTCGTCAATGGTCGCACCCAGATGAGGTGCCCATAACTCGATGGCTTTGTCGAGCAGGTCTTCACGGTGTTTGGTGATGATCATTGCAGCGTCGATCAGGCCGGCCTCATGCCATGCGCGGTAGGCTGCAAGATCACGATCAAGGTTGCCGTCCTTGGCGTTCCATTCGATATCGACAAGCACACGGCCTTTCCGATTGTCCACCCAATAGGAAGCCTCGCTCATGGTGCCTAGGTCTTCGTCCGGCACGCCCGATTCCCTGAATGTGATCCTGCCTTTCGTCTCAAGTTCGTAGGCGCATTCTTTCCATCCCCGCTCCCGCAGCGCGCGGTTCAGTGTCTCCGCCATCTCGGAGTTGTTGCCGCCTGCCCTGAGCAGCAAGTTCGCGGAGAAGCTGAAACTGCCCAGCACATCGGTGATATCTGCCCACTCTTCGGGCGACACTGCCTTCATCACAGCGCAGGCGCTTCGTACCTCATGGAACTCGTAGCGGGAACGGATGCCGCTTGCCAGCACGTCGGGATCGTCGTAGGAGTGTGTCGTGAACGCCATGAACACAGTATAGAATTACGACACGGCACCAAAAAGATCTATTTAAAGATCTATTTGTGTTATTCTGTTGGGGTGACTGAAGAACTGTACGCACCACTCCCCACCACGGCAGGTGGCTTCAAGACGATTCTGGCCGATCCGCCATGGCGTTTCCAGAATCGAACGGGAAAGGTAGCTCCCGAGCATAAGCGTCTGGGGCGCTATGGGACTATGTCTCTGGATGAGATCAAAGCCTTGCCAGTTGACGACATAACGGCGAAAGACGCCCACCTGTATCTCTGGGTGCCCAATGCCTTGCTGCCCGAAGGCATCGAGGTCATGCAGGCATGGGGGTTCCGCTACGTGTCGAACATCGTCTGGGCCAAGCGTCGCAAGGATGGCGGGCCAGACGGTCGAGGGGTCGGTTTCTACTTCCGCAACGTCACAGAGCTTCTGCTTTTCGGCGTGAAGGGGCATATGCGCACCCTTGACGCAGGTCGGCGTCAGGTGAACATGATCGAGACACGCAAACGCGAACACTCGCGAAAGCCGGATGAGCAGTACGACCTCATAACGAGCTGTTCGCCCGGCCCCTACTTGGAAATGTTTGCCCGCTATCCCCAGCCACATTGGTCAGCTTGGGGCAATGAGGCAGACGAATCCGTTACTCCGCAAGGCAAGGTGTACAAGGGCTACACGGGAGGGGAGATCGAGAACATGCCCCCGCTGGAGAACCACGAACGGCTGACTAGGGAAAGCGAGCTGGCCGTAGGGAAACTGCTGCGGGATGAATACGAGTCCGGCAGATCGATCAAAGACCTAGCCGCCGAGCACGACTATTCGATAGCACGCGTCCGCCGTTACCTCAGTTTGGTGGATACGCAACTTCGTCCGCAAGGACGTACCCCCGCGTTGCAACACAGCTAGCGCAGCCAGACAGGACACCGCCCCGATAGCTCGGGGCGGCGCTTTATATTGGTAGACATTCAGTAGACATGACTATGGGATTCCATGCATTTCAATGCGTTCTCGGATAGGCTGCAAATCTTCTAAAAACGGCTAGATTTCAACCTTTTGAAGATTCATGCATGATCTTGCTCTCCCATGGGTTTTCTGAGAATGCAAGCAGAGGGTCGCCGGTTCGAACCCGGCTAGCTCCACAGACACAACAAAACCCTTGGAATCAGTCCGATTCCAA